TATTAAATCATTCGAGGGTGTTGATAGAGTATGGGTCGAGGAGGCACAAACAGTTAGTAAGAAGTCATGGGATATTCTCATCCCTACGATTAGGAAGCCAGGTTCAGAGATATGGGTTAGTTTTAACCCTGACTTAGATTCAGATGATACCTATAAACGATTCGTTATAGACACACCTGATAATGCCAAAGTGGTAAAGGTCAACTGGTCTGATAACCCATGGTTTCCTGATGTACTAAATGCAGAACGTATCCATAGTAAGCAAACATCTGATGATTACGATAACATCTGGGAAGGTGAATGTAAGACAGCAGTTGATGGCGCTATCTATGCTAACGAAATAAGAGATGCACAAGAGAATGGTCGTATTACCAACGTACCATATGACCCAGAGTTAAAAGTTCATGTTGTTATGGACTTGGGTTGGAATGACAGTATGTCAGTTATCTTGGTGCAAAAAGGTGTATCAGAATTACGAGTTATTAAATACATAGAAGATGACCATAGGACTTTGGATAGCTACTCTGCTGAACTAAAGAACTTACCATACAATTGGGGTCAGATGTATTTACCGCATGATGGTCAAACCAAAGACTTTAAGTATGGCACATCAGCAGAAGAAATAATGAGACGACATGGTTGGGATGTACGAATTGTTCCAAGATTAGATGTTGAATCAGGTATCAAACTAGCACGCATTAACTTTCATCGTGTTTACTTTGATAAATCAACAGAGCGTTTAATAGAGTGTCTTAAACACTATAGACGTTCTATTAGTGCAACAACAAATGAACCAGGCGCACCATTGCATGACGAATACTCTCATGGTGCAGATGCTTTTAGATATTTAGCTGTATCTGCTGACAAGTTCTCTAACGAGTCTTGGCAAAATCAACCGATACACTATGACAATGTAGGAATTGTTTAATGGAAAAAATGACAGATGACCAGATACTAAGTAAGATAGATAACGAGGAACAGATTGCATATGGTATCAACGATGCACAGTTATCATCTGAAAGAGCAGAGGCAGTCAACTTTTATCTTGGCGAGAAGTTCGGCAATGAAGTAGAAGGTCGTTCTCAAGTTGTATCATATGACGTTCAAGATACTATTGAGTCTGCATTACCACAATTATTAAAAGTATTTGTATCCGGTGATGAAGTAGTTAAGTTTGAGCCTAAAGGTCCAGAAGACCAAGACGCTGCTAACCAAGAAACAGATTACGTTAATCACATTGTCATGGAAAAGAATCCAGGCTTTGAGATATTCTATGTATGGTTTAAAGACGCACTACTCTCTAAAAACGGATATGTAAAAGCATATTACGAAGAATACGAAGAAGCAGAAGAAGAATCATACAATGGTCTAACAGATGACCAATTAGATATGTTAGCTTCTGATGACAATATCGAAATACTAGAACATACATCTTATCCTGACCCATCAGCACTACAAATGCCATTAACTCCTCCAATGGTATCTCAACCTGATGTAGAGCAAGAAGATGGCACAGTAACCATCGAACAAGAGTCTGCACAAGCATTTATGCAACCAATGCTACATGATGTTAAGATTCGTGTTAAAGAAATGACAGGTGAGATTTGCATTAAGAACGTAGCACCTGAAAGCATTATGGTTTCTGTAGACGCTAATGGTACAGACTTAGAGTCAGCACGTTTCGTTCAGCATCGTGAACTAATGCACCCATCAGAAGTAGCAGAGATATTTGATGTTGATGAAGACGAGTTACACGAAATACTAGCAGAACAAGATGAGTTTGAAATAGAATCTAATGCTCGTGATATTTATGACGAACAATACGATAGAGCTGTAGACACATCAGAAGTATTAGTGAAAGACACATACTTAAAAGTAGATGGTAAACGTCAACGATTTGTTGTGGTAGGTAATCGTATTATCTATAAAGACGAGTCATGTGACCACGTTCCTTTTGCTTGCATTACTCCTATGATAATGCCACACAGACACATTGGTCGTTCTTATACTGACCTAACTAAAGACATACAGATGATTAAGTCTACATTGATTCGTGGTCAATTAGACAATATGTATCTATCTAACAATGGTCGTTACGCTATCTCTGACAGAGTGAACCTAGATGATATGCTAACATCAAGACCAGGTGGTGTAGTTCGTGTACAAGGTGAGCCAGGTAGTGCTATCCAACCATTACAACACGCACCATTCCCTACAACATCTTTCACCATGGTTGAATACATGGATAACATGAAAGAGAAACGCACAGGTATTACTGCTTACAATCAAGGTTTAGATAGCAATTCACTTAATAAAACAGCATCTGGTGTAGCACAAATCATGTCAGCTGCTCAACAGCGTTTAGAGTTAGTAGCTAGAACATTTGCAGAAACCGGTGTTAAAGACTTATTTATGTTAGTGCATCGTTTAGTTAGACAAAATGTAACTAAGCCTGATATTGTACGCATCAGAAACCAATGGGTAGAGGTTGACCCAAGAGAATGGAAGAATCGTAAAGACTTATCTATCTCTGTAGGCTTAGGCGCTGGTAACAAAGACCAACAGCTTATGCACCTCAACAACATTCTACAAATGCAAAAAGAAGCTATCCAGGTTGGCTTAACAGATAAGAATAAAATCTATAACGCATTGGCTAAACTGACACAAAATGCAGGCTTTAAAAACCCTGATGAGTTCTGGACTGACCCAAGTAATCAGCCACCGCAACAACAGCAACCTAATCCACAAGAACAGTTAGTTCAAGGTCAGTTAGCTATCGAACAAGCTAAAGCACAAGCTGATATGCAATTAGAAGCACAGAAGAACCAAGCTGATTACGAACAAGAGCAATTACGTTCACAAAATGATATACTTATAGAACGTGAAAAAATAGCTGCACAAGCCGAATTAGAACGCTTTAAAGCACAATTAAAAGCAGAGACTGATATGGCTATAGCGCAACTTAAAGCTCAAACAGGAATGTAATGAAAGACAAAGCATACGAAGAAATAACTAAAGGTGGTGAAGCAGAAAAGATACTAGGTAGCAGAGTCTACCAAGAAGCATTTACCAAAGTTAAATCTAACATCATAGAAGCAATGCAGAGCAGTCCATTAAGCGATGAAGTAACACATAATCGTTTAGTCATTGCTCTACAAACATTAAACCAAATAGAACGTGCATTAACCGACATCATGCAAACAGGCAAGATGGCTAAGATACAGGTTAGTGATAACGTAAAATAGTTTATTAACTTTAAGAAGGAAGTAATATGAGTGACCAAGCTCTAGAGCAGTCACCACAGAGTCGCTTAGAAGCGATGCTTGGTGATATGGGAGAAGAACCTGTAACACAGGAGATTCCAGAAGAACCACAAGAGGCTGAGGAAGAAGAAACTGTAGAGGTGGAAGCCGAAGCAGATGAACCTACTGACGTTGAAGAAGAAGTAGAAGATTCCGAAGAAGAAGAACCAGAAACAGAAGACGAAGTAGAGGAAGAGGACTCCGATGAGGAACAACTTGCACAATCTGTTAAGTTGAAAGTTAATGGTGAAGAAATCGAGAAACCACTTGACGAAGTCGTGGCATTAGCACAACAAGGACTCGACTACACTAAGAAAACACAAGAAGTAGCTGAACAACGTAAATCTGTTGAAGCATTGCAAGAGCAGTTAAAAATGCAAGAACAACAGTTTGCAGAACAGCAGCAACTTAATAGTTTGTTGATTGAAGATGTAGCGAAAATCACAGCACTAGACCAGCAATTAAGCCAATATGCTGACGTGGATTGGCAGAAATTGACTGATAGTGACTTCGTGGAGGCACAAAAACAATACATGGCATATAACCAGTTACAGCAAGAACGTAACAACTTAGTTTCACAGTTTGAAGCCAAGAGGCAAGAAGCAGTAACAAAACACCAGTCAGCTCTAGCGGAGCGTATCAAAAAAGGTAAAGAAGTTCTAGCCAAAGAAATACCTAATTGGAGTCCTGAGACTACCCAATCAGTTATTACCACTGGGAAAGAATATGGATTTACTGATGATGAGATGAACGCTATTGTTGACCCAAGACACGTTAAAGTTTTGTATGATGCAATGCAATGGCGCAAACTTCAAAGTAAAAAGCCTGTAGTTAAGAAGAAGGTCGCAAGTGCCAAACCAGTAGTGAAGCCTGGAACAAAAGACCCCAAAACATCAGCTAACTCGACTGCTAAGAAAATGCGTGAGCAATTGCGTAGGTCTGGTAGTGCAGAGATGGCATCTAAATTAATCGAACAAATGATTTAAGGAGTTTTTATCATGGCAGTTTCAGCAACCAATAGCTATACCGGTGCAGGTATCGCAGAAGATTTTGAAGATATTATTTACGATATATCTCCAGAAGACACACCTTTGCTTTCTATGGCAAAGAAATCAACAGCAGCACAAACATATCACCAATGGCAAACTGACGTATTAGCAGCAGCAGCAGATAACAGACAGCTTGAAGGTGATGACGCATCATATGCTACTTTAGCAGCAACAACAGTATTAGGTAACTACACACAAATCTCCCGTAAGACAGTCAATATTTCTAACACCTATGACGTGGTCAAGAAATACGGAAGGAAGAGTGAAGTTGCTTATCAGTTAATGAAAGCTGGTAAAGAACTTAAACGTGACATGGAACACGCATTAGTGCGTAACCAAGCATCATCAGCAGGTGGTGCAGGTACAGCTCGTTCTTCAGCTGGTATCGAGTCATGGATTGCTGGCAACAGCATCAAAGCAACAGCAGCTTCAACAGCAACAACACCAGGTTTCTCTGGCGGTACAGTTGCTGCTCCTACAGATGGTACAGCAGGTACTTTCGTTGAAGCAGACCTAAAATCTGCATTAGAAGCAGCATGGGTAGATGGTGGTGAACCAACAACTATCTTAATGTCTTCTAAAAACAAAAAACTTTTCTCAGCTTTCGCAGGTATTGCAGAGAAACGTCACATGGTTAATGGTACTAACGAAGCAATCATTACAGCAGCAGCTGACGTGTATGTTTCAGACTACGGCAACCATACAGTTAAACTAGACAGATTCATGCGTGACCAAGCTGTATTATGCTTAGACCCACAATATGTTGGTGTAGCATCTTTACGTCCAATCACAAAAGAAGAACTAGCTAAAACTGGTGACTCTACTAAGTACTTAATGACAGCAGAATATGCGTTAGTGGTTAATAACCCTGATGCTCATGCTAAAGTACAAGGCGTTGGTGCTTAATAGCATTTAATGTTACAATAGGGGGATAGAAATATCCCTCTATTTTTATTATGCCAATATTATTTGATAAAGACCCAATTACAGGTGTTACGCAGTATTACGATTACGACCCTGTTAATGACATACATATGATACACAATGTGCAAGACTTCACACCATTAGTTGAGAAGTTAAAACAAGCACAAAATGACCCTGATGTATGGAAAAAGGGTATGAAAGAATCATGGGTACACTATGCTAGTATCCCACCGGTTATTGAGATGAAGTTAAAAGAAAAAGGTATCGACATCTACAATAAAGACCAAACAAAAGAATTACTCAAAGAAATAAACACAAATTATCCTTGGTTAAAAACAACAACAAAGAATCATGGATAAACAAGAATTACAAAG